TTTAAACTCTACCTCCCTTAGACGGTTCCTTAACTCCAATGCAGATTGTTCTGAAAATATTGGCTGAGTGCCTGGTAGATCATTTGGAGTAGTCTTCATGTTCAACTTAGCCAATGATTCATCGGTATAGATAGATCCCCAAGGAACCTTACCCGTTTGGCCTCCACCAGCTTGCCCCCCTTCTGCAGCTACAGGTGCAGGTTCAGCTACAGGTTCAGCTACAGGTGCAGGTGCAGGTTCAGCTACAGGTTCAGATGCAGCTACAGGTGCAGGTTCAGATGCAGCTACAGGTGTAGGTTCAGATGCAGGTGGTGTTTCTGTTTCTTTAGAGGATCCTAGAACTGCAGCCCCAAATGCTGCTGCAGCAGATAGGGCTACTGGAATCAATACGGCTGAATTTTCCATTCAATCTCCTTACATATAAGAAAAGATGTTTCATTTAGTCGAAGATACATATTCTAGGATTCAAGGCAACCTTATTAAATCTGGCCAGGTCCGTGACTCGTGGCATTCAATGTTTTTCAACATTTTTGCTTTACTAATAGTTTTGGGGGGGATGTATGTGTTCCTTACTACAAATACCCCTGATGATCCGAAACAAAATATTGAATTTAAACCTCAGACATGGTTAAATGCAGTCAGAAACGTCCCAACCACCGACTATGGACAAACTCCTCAAACTGAAACTAGAGGTAGTATACAGGGGGTTGACTATAGAGGAAGCGCGGCGGGAGTTTGAGCAGTTAATACAGGTAAAGCCACAGGTTAAAAAAACTCGTAAATTAAAGCAATGAGGAGTGTTGCTGCTTATACTTCAAAAATAAAATCAGAATCTTTAGGTAGGGCATTTAAAGTACAAGATACAGACGATCGTGTAACTACAGATAGTCTTTATCGTGGGGCTGCAGGATGTGGGGCACTCTCTTATGAACAACTTATTTATATACGGCCGTGCTGCGTAAGGCGGCCATATATTCCACCATTTTTTCTTGTATTTTCTAGATTTCTAGATGGTGGAAATCCAGTTACATCTGGACCAGTGCTTGCTGATGGCGGAAATGTAACAAGGCCAATAAATTCTTATATAGGAGGGACACTGTCTTTTAGTGGTGGCACTGCAACATCTGCACCTGGTCCCATTGTCAGTGGTGGTATAGGACCAACAGTCGGAGGAACACCGATCGGTGCAATTATTCCAATTCTTGATGGAGGAACTCCTTAGCTTATAATAAATGTTCTACCTATTTGCAGGAATAATTGCTGGCTTATTTATTGTATCTGTATTTAGACCCGTAAAACACATAGAAAAACAGACCCCTGTTCCTGGGGAAACCAAGAAATATAAAACAGATACTGGATGTGTCATCGTCAAAAGTGAAGAAGTTGAATGCTCGAATAAAGGTATTTCTCTGAATGTATTAATAGGAAAATGATTGAAAAGGTGCTAAAACAAAAACTTGCCCAAAAAATATTTTCATTCATTATCGGGTTTGGTCTCATTGTCATTATGTTTCATCGACCTATCCCTCAAGAAAAAAGATTAGGCTTAAAACCAGCAGAAGTTGAAGGCAAAGAGGTCCATTCTCAAGGAAAATGCTATAAATATCGCGTGGAAGATTGTTCTTGCTAATTAAACATAATAGAATAAATGGAAGGAGCCACTGATTTAAACGATCTACTAGGACAATCGCCCGTTCAGAAGTTTTCACCAATGGTTACAGCGGGTGATCCTTTTATATCACCTATTGAATCTAAGTCAACAAGGCCTGTTAAAGATTACTCCCAACAATTCTCTATTTTGCAGGGATCCTTTCGCCACCTTTTCTCATATTTATCATTTTTCCTAGCAGCAATGGTAATGTCTTTGTCAAAGCCTCGTGAACTAATTTTGCCATACATCCCGATTCCTTCTATTTATGGGGAGGGTGGTGTCCTTACCTATACAGGTGCTGCGGTTATTGGTGCACTATCAACAATCCTTGCGTATGTAATTAACACAGTATTGCACACATTAATATAAATGAAACATTTAGCTAGAGTTAGAAGTAAGGGATATAAGCTGGACCCTCCTGCCTATGCACATCCATGTATCCTAATAGGGGCAGGAGAGTTTTTGACCCAATCATTTATGAATCAACATAATATTACACACGTAATCAATTGTGCACAGGAGATTGATTCTCCATCTTGGTTTAAAGAAAAATACCCGGATAACTACGTATGTCTAGATGCAGTCGATAGTTTAGCAGTAAATATTTTGGATTGGTACGATACATTTAGATCGAGTATGAAAGAATTTTTATCATCACCTGAATGCAGGAAGGTATATGTTCACTGCCAGGCTGGTATGAATAGAAGTGCATTCCTTGCTTTAATGTTTGTTTGTGATGTGTTCAGCTACCCGATGGAAAAGGTAGAAATGGCAATTATCAGACAACGTCCTTGTGCCCTCCAGAACCCTGCATTTAGAAGGCAAATATCCATTAGGTTAAGAAGTAATTTAAAATAGACGTTTTTAATAATGGCGAATCTTGGTCAAAATAAAGTTTGGGATGATCTTAAATCAAAACCATCGAATGCAAGTGAATCGGTCATGGGTCCATCCTATAGCTACGCAGATAATATCCAGGGCCCTGCTTCTATGGGGGTTGGTGATCGCGGGACTATCTCACAACTTACCACCAATGTTGGTGGTATCACTAACTACGTGAAATACATGGTTAGTGGGCCTGCTCTTGGTAACAGGTTTTTTATAAATACTGGCGGTACGTGCTCTGCCCCAGATGGTTCTGTCCAGTCTAGATACAACTACGTAAATAATGTTTCAAATGCAGCTAACTTGCTTCCAAAACAAATGAAGCAAGATATGAGTGGTATTGCTTCAAACTTCAATGGTCTTATCCCAGGTATGTTAGGTGATATTGCAAATATAAACCCAATGTATCTCTTCAAATCTATGGCTGCAGATTCACAGCCTAAATGTGATTGCTATAGATGTGAGGTTTCAGGTGGTTCAGAATCAAGATTCTTGAACCTAGATTTAACGCCAGATTTTGATGCCGACTTGTGCAAGAAGGTAGATCCATCTAAATGTATCCCTGCTAAAGAAGGCTTTTCAAATTACAATGATAATACACCTCTGCTTCTTGCAGCCGCACTTGCAATTATAGTTTTCATGAATAGAAAGTATCTTCTAAAATGACAGATGGAGCATTTCGAGTAAAAAAGGTTAGGGATAATATTTCATCGTCAATTGGTGGGACACTCGATTCTGTCCACCAAAATATTATTACAAATCTCCGCGAGTCAACACAGAATCAAGATAATATTAAGGAACGAATTGATACCTTGGAAACAGAAATATCTGCCCTTGAAAAAGGAGAACCAGACATTACGACCCTATCAAAAAAACACGAGGAGCTACGAACATTACTTACAAAGATTAATGGATCAGATCAAATCGTTGATTACTTCTCTAAAAATGCAGATCTTATGCTTCAGTATTATGGGACTGAAACAACTGGATGCGTATTAAAAGCAAATGAAGCCAATACTTTCATGAAATACTTGGTAAAGGAGGAAACAACAGGCCCCTCAAAGAAGCAGGTATTTGATGAATACATTTCCAGAATGAAACTTGGAGCAACTCAAGTAGAGGAAAGCAATGAGTCTGAGCACTGCACACGCTGCAATGTCGCTAAAGAAGAAATAGCATCTGAAGGTATATTAGCTTGTCCTGTATGTGGATCCGAAGAATACATTATGGTTGTTAGTGATACTCCTGGTTTCAATGATCCACCAAAGGAGAGGAATAACTATGCATATAAAAAGATTAATCACCTAAATGAAATTCTCAATCAATTCCAAGCAAAGGAATCAACTATTATCCCTGAGGAGGTAATGAATGAGGTTGTATGTGAAATTAAGAAAAGGAGAATACAAAATGTTGCTGAACTTTCTGAGCGCGACATTCGTGATATTTTAAAGAAGCTAGATAGAAGTAAATATTACGAACATGCCCCCCACATCGTATCAAGACTTAATGGAAATCCCCCTCCAACAATTACACCAGAGATCGAGGAAAAGATCAGAGCAATGTTCCAAGAAATCCAAGCTCCATTCCTCCTCTACTGCCCAAATGATAGAACCAACTTCCTCTCTTACTCCTACATTCTTTACAAGTTTTTTGAACTTTTGGAGCTCGATGAATACAAGGTATATTTCCCCCTACTTAAGTCGAGAGACAGACTAATTGCTCATGACCAAAT